TCCCTTTTCCGTCAGCTATTTCCCTCACTCTAGGCATTCGTGATTTTACTGAAGATCCACTTATTGGAGTGTCTCTTTCTATTTTCTTTTCATAGCTCAATCCATTTGCCCGGTAAGCTATTTGTGATTCTGATAAAAACTGATCCGTTCCGGCAAGTTCTTTTTCAAGAACTTCCAAAATCAAATATTCAAGTGCAATTACTGATTTCATATTTTTCTATTTTATAATATTTGTTAATAAGAGGAGCAGCCTTTTAAAGCTTACTGTAAGCATAGCTGAATTTAATTTATCCACTACAATATCCGAACCTAATTCCTCCTTGAATGAATCTATTAATTTGATCCTATTTGCTAGATCGTTAGACAATTTGTGAGTATCTGATAAAAAGGTATCAAACTCAAGCATCTTTTCTTTTTTCTTGACATCCTCTTTTTTGTCCTTCCCAATCGGTTTCCATTTTTCCTCTAAAAATTTAGCCCCGATTCCCCGACTAGGAGTTTCGTCCTTTTTTATCTGCTTAACTATTTTCCTTTGTTTCTCTTTGGATATTTTTTCATTGGCTTTAGATAATTCCTTTGAAAATTCTTTTAGATGTCTTACCGAAGGAAGGGTTTTTGCAGCTTCCTCATCTAATTCTCCTGAACTTATTTGTTCCAATGCTTTCAATGAATCCTGTATCATCCATTGTTTCCATCCGGTTCCTAAAAACTTCAGTATCGTCGTCTGGCCGACACCTGAACCTTTAGTTGTTTCAAATGATCTTTGAGTTTCAAATAGACCTCTAATAGATTTATTAGAGGTTGCTTCCTCCCACGTCTCACACTTTGCCAACTCGGAGTTAAGGAAGTCCCTGATTGCTTTTACAGTTTCAAGTACAACTGCCGGGGATGATTGCCATTGTTCCATGTTCTCATTTGCCATTATCTGAATCATAGTGGCGTTATCTAAATCTTTTACCGGAATATCAATTTCATCATCGGGATTAAATATTGCCCTTAGAACGGCAAGTCTATGATGTCCATAGGCAATTTGATATTTGCCGTCTTGTTTCCTTGCAAGTATATTGTCCCAAAATCCGGTTTGAATGATTGAAGCTTTCAAGCTCTCAATCTTTTCTAAATCCATAGGGTAATTATTCAAATCCCTGTATGGATTAGGTTCTAAATCTTTAATTTTTATTTTCATTTTTCTATAATTTTAATTTCCCCTTTATTTTTGATCCCAACTGCCAAATAATGGTTTGCCCCATGCGGGTTTTCTTACCGGGAAGTAACTCATTGTGTCCATTAACCTGAACTCATATCCCATATGCCAAAGGTTATTGTCAAGGCAATACCGGAAAGCCCTCAGAGTACCGAGAAATTCCTCCCGGCAAAACTCCGCATATTTATTCTCCACAAAATTGATTGATACGTTGTGAAGATCATCTGTTTCAACGGCTATGAATACGAACATCGGAAATTGAAAGGCTGTATTCTTATATGCCTCTAAATAAGATCCGACTTGTATGTAATACTCCCAGCTCCAAACAGACTTACTGAATTCCTCCGGGTCTGCATCCTTTGTCACTTTTAAATCAACTATACACATCTGCCTATCTATCTGGCAATCCCAATCAATAGCTGCGGTGCAGGGTAGTTTAGTTTCCCTGTCAGTCCAAAACAACCGGGGATGCCTGCGCCTCATATTAAGATACGGTCTAGCTTCGGGGTAATTCCTTAGTGCATTAACGCATTCGTGAGCCGTAGCTAATAATTCTGTCGTTATCATAGTTTTATGTTCAGCCCTTGCTCTGTTCAGCATAGCTTCCCATTCAGCTTTAGCATCGTTACTGCGCTTTGCGAAATTAGTGTATGGAAGGAAGGTCTTGTTAAATTCATCCTCTCCGTCAATCAAAATGCAATCAACAGCCCTCCCTAGTATCATAGCATCTGTTTCAATAAATGGCTTTTCAAAGCTGTGAACATAGTGTCTGGGTGACTTGCGAAATTCCTTTAATCGGGAATAGCTTACGGGGCTTTTCTTGAGAAACTCCTCATTTATCGTTATTTCCATTCCCTTTAAGTTTTAAGATTATTGACTTGTAAAATTCTATCGTGTTAGTTCCTGATTCCTCAGCTTCAAGGATCATACGGGTTATTTCTGCAACTTCCTCCGTGTCTTGATTATCAATTATCATTTCGCTGATACGGTTCCTTAATTCTTCCTTCCTTTCGTCAGGATCTTTAATAGTTCCAAGATAATCTTCAGCCCTGTGTTCTCTGTTTACGTCACGCCCAAAATATCTGCCTAAGCTGATACAGGCATTCTTAAAACACTCCGCTTTCAATTTTGCGAATCCTCCGTTTGCCAAAGCTCCGGGTTTTTTATTATTCACATCTACTGCCCAAGCGTTCTTCTCCTGTCTTGTCATCTTTTTAGCTTCAGCCTCCGGTATTGAATCCACCATTATCTGAACTGCTGTTGCTCCTGTCCGGGTAATCCACGTTTTAGTCAGGGGATGAAATACCGATAGTTCAAGCGAAGCTGCAATCTCATTTGAGATCACCTGCCATTTAAAATTAGTGGTATTCCATTGTCCGAAAAATACTTCGTCAAGTGCCATTTCCATATGGCTAATCGGAAGATATTTGCAATCCTTCACAATGGGGTGTTCCTGAAGCTTGTCTCCCTCAACCTCCCCATTAACAATTTCCATAAATCTTTGAAGTCTAGCCCAAAAGGCTTGTTGCTCCTCCATTTCCTGCGACTTCTGAAGGAGCTTGTCTGTCATCTTGCCCCGTAGTTCCGGGAGCATTGTCATTTTGTTTTCCATAATTAACGGTTTTATTAGTGTAATATATCAACTTTTCCGGGGGGTAACCCGTAATTTCTGAAATCTTAACCAGCCAATTCAAATCAACGAATCTCCTGCGGTTATTGATTATTTGATAAAAAAGAACAACTTTGCTTTCGTCACTCGATTTCTTGTCTGCAAAAACCATCAATGCCAAGCCTGCTGAAGTGAGTTCTGTTACTCCTTCAGGCCTGTTGGTATTGAAATGCCTTATTGCTTCCTTAATATTTAGTATTGCTTTCATCGTTCTTTTCTTGCAAAAATAGGAATATATTTTGTTATATCCCTGACGGCTTTAAACAAGTTATCAACTAAAAAGATCGCAATGTGTCTATTATCATTTTGTTGAACTTAATCTGCTCATCTATGAGATTACTCAATTGAATAACTCGTTCTTCAAGCGCTGCTACTCGATACTCAAGTGGAATTTCAATTTCCCCGGCTTGTGTCTTTGTTATATCACAAGCTAAACTAAATAATTTCTTGCCCTCGGTTGTCATTTCTATTGCGATTAAAAGGTCTCCCCCGGTATTGTCCGGGGAAGTACCTATGTTAATACTTATTTATTTGTGATGCCGTTCATAATGCTTCCTGCAATTTCCTGAAGCTCCATTCTCCTCCGGGCTGTGACATCTTCCCGGTTAGCGTATGAAGTAATGCCCTGAGTGAGCTTCCATAGTGTTGCTTCTCCTTGCACCCCGTCATTTGGGTTGTTGTTCATCAGGATCTTGCCGATTTCTTCCTGCTCTCCCTTAAAAAGCCTTCCGGCTAAATTCTTCAGTTCCCGCCCTGGATCAATCTTTATCCCAGCTGCGGTATGAACTTCAAGCATCCTGTTCTTTATTATGTCGGTTGAATAAAGGTTCTTAGTCAGATCCCTTATTGCACTTGCAGTCGTTTCGCTATCAAGGTCGTAAGTCCGTTGTGATAGCGCAAGATTGTCCGGGAGTTTAGCTCCTAAATGAACAGCCCTGAGTACCGATTCACGTACCATCCCGTTCAGACATACCCCCTGCATTACGAATGATCTTAGTTCTAAAGCTCCATCTCCATAATCAGATGTTGCAAGACGGGTTCCAAATGCTAAAAGTATCGTGCCATTAAGGTCTGTTTTTAGCTCTATCGGTTGCGGGAGCAATGATTCAATCATCACTCTCGTTTCATCCATATAGCCGTCAGACAAAGTTGCTCCGTTATTATAAACCTCATGAATGTGGGCTTCAAATATTTTCTTACTGTCAAGCCTGCGGTATTGGTCAGATAGGAATGCCCGGACTTCGTTGCCCACACTCCTTATTAATACCTTGCTCCTGTCAGTCCATCCGTTGTGAGTATTCATTATCCCGTATGCAAGGGTTCTTTGCCATTCCTCCTTCCCGTATAATAGGCTAGTAAGGTAAACTCCCGGGATTGCCAATTTCTCTGCAACTTGCTTGATTGCGTGATTCCCAATGTTGTAATTTCTAACTCCCCCTTCCAGTAAATCAGGGAATACGTTAGGTGGAATTGTGAAGTCTGCCGTTGGCTTGAACGTGGCATCCGGCTTAAAATCTATCCGGGAAGTTATTCCTTTCTTTTCAGCTCCGACTTCAAAAATGAAGTCCCTGCTTATCTTCCCCTCTGCTACCAGCCTGTCGTAAGCTGAACTTGCACTTGTCATTCCTTTTTGTAGTTTTGCCTCAATCCGGGCTGCGACTACTTCGTTTAAGTTTTCCATTTCGTTTGATTTTTAATTTGAATTAGTACGTCATTATTTTTACTATGTTATTTTGAATCCATCTTTTGAATGCGACCTCCGGGAGCAATATTCCATTTGGGAATGCTAGAAATTGTATGCACAAATCCTTAACCGTGCCTTCATAATGTGTCCGGGCTATGCTTTTAGCTCTAGTTGAAGCCTTACAGCTGGTTATCATACAGGTTTCATTATCATCATTCACTTGTAAAATTACCTCAAAAGCCTGTCTGCCTGAGTTGCCGTCAACTAGTCTGCAATAGTAACGTTCCGGGTCTGTTCCTTTCAGTATCTTTATATCCATCTCTGTAAAATTAAGCGTTGTAAAATATTTCTATCTCCCTATCTATTTCTTCATCCGTGGGATTTATGCCAACGTTGTCAACTGTATTTTTATAGATAGCTTTCCAGTCAAACCCTGTTGTTATATCAAGGTAGTTGAGTTCTTCCATCCGGTCAAATATCCGGTTCTTTAGTTCGTTGTCGTAGTGTGAATTTGCGGTCATCTTCTTGTAGTTTAATTAGTTCGTAATTTTGTGTCTGTTTAGTTCGTATCTTGTATTAGCAAAGGTAGGAACCTCCACGTGGCAGCAAGGGGATCCTGTAAGATTCTTTAATAAATCTGTAAGATTTTTTCCGGGGGGAAATGAACGGGAACCGTTTACATTCAGCAAGATATAACTCGTATGCAGTCTTGCCATTGCTTCGCAGTGCTGCTTTTTCTTTATTAGTCAATACCAAGCTAGGGAGTATCTTTTTAAATAGCCATAGAGGCACGGTTATTTCCATTGGATCAATTACAGGCTTTATACCCTTATCCCGGAAGAAATTATCATATATGTCAACCTTAATCCTCACTTCCTTATCAGTATCGTATAAATTACTGATAGTTTTTATTGCGTGAAGAACCGTTGCGTGATCCTTATCTCCGACGTAAGCTCCGATTTGTGATAGCGATGCTGATGAATATTTTTTAGCAAATGCCATACATAGCTGCCTGACAAAAACTAATTCACGATCTCTTTTTTTTCTTGTCAGGTAAATTTCCTGAATTGTTGTCCCTTCCATCTCTGCAATCTGATTGCAGACTTGTTTATAATTAAGTCCCTTTTTCATAACTGTTTTTAATTAGTGCATTAATCAACTCACGGATTACGTTGGGCGTAACTATAAATATTGAGTAATTCCCATCAAATGAATTTGGGCTGATTTCTTTTAATGCTTTCCGGGATATGAAAATAACTTCCCCGGTGCGTATTCCGTATCTCTCAACTACAATAGCAGCTTTCCCGTTGATTTGCTGATTACACTCCCAGCATATCGTTCCGGTTTTCCCATTGTCATTAAGAATTATATTGCGAGAGGGAATCTGTAAATTCCCTCCCTCAATAGCTTGTTGGCATATGTAACATCTGCTCATATTCAGCCCCATTGTACTATTTTACCACCTTCTATCCATCCGTGGCTGCTGGTATGAAGCCCGTTTTCAATTACCCGGAAGAATACTGTCATATCCCCGGCAACAGCCTTTACAGCTTCATCAACTTCCCATCCCGATATGTGGTATCGTTCTATGAACATCGCCTCATCTCCCCTTTTATCTAAGCCGTAGCTTAAATCTTCGTACAGGGGTTCAGGATCTCCGATCTCGATACCAAGTGCTTTTAATGCTCTGCGACTTTCTAGGTCAATATTTGCATCTTTTTTGTAGCTCATTTCAATTAGGATTTAATGGTTAGAAATAGTATATTCTAGGTTCAACATCGTACCTTTTACTTACCCTGTTCATTCCTTCGTAATAATCTATCGGGGCTTCAGGGAGTATCTTTACAGGCTTATCGGGCTGAGATACGGAGGGGGTGTTGTTATTCCCCTCCCTTATCCTTGCATTTACATCGGCTTCCATCCTTTTCTTTGCCAATTCGGTTTTCATTTCTGCTGTTAATTTTTTCATCTCAATTAGAGTTTTTAAGTTTATAATTATCTGTTTAGAAATTCCTGTAACATTTTGTCGGGATCAATCTCCTTATTAAGGTCTCCCCCTGTTTTTAAAATTACCCATTTACAAAATTCCGCCCTTACTATTGCGCTATTCCTTGTTTCAAAATCCGGGCATCCTGCCTCTATTTTTATATCGCTTAGGTGGCTCATTATTACGATTTTTGCTTTCATCTTAGTAGTTTTTATGGTTTGACTTACTTATTATATAAGGTTACTTTTAAGCCCCTGCGGAACTTGAAGGTTACTTTATCAAGCCCTTTTAAATTTGCTTTTTCAACTATTTCGTCTGTGAGATCCGCTCCGAGTATTTGTATCAGTTTTCCAACTCCTATCAGGCTGTGCAGCTTTTCGCTCCCCGTAAACCCTGATACTTTTATTCTCCAATTCCGGTTTATGTACTTGCTTGAATGTCTTGTTTGTGCGGTCATCTTCGTAGTTTTTAGTTTGTCGTATCGTATCTTTCTTCCGTAAAGATAATATATTTTATTATACCAGCAATGAAAATATGCAAGATTCTTCAAAAAATCTTTTGCGATGCCGATATTTATAACTCAGGTGAATATCAATGTATTATATACCGATAATAAATAAGGAACTTCAGGAGTTATTTTATGCAAATTTCGCTTCTGCTGCATTATTTCTTCCCGGTGGTATATTGGTATAGCTCAAAAAAAAGAAGCCTCACGGCTTCCTTAATGCGAAATTAGTGGTTGGTTAAATTACACTATCTTCCTGACTATAAAAACCACTATTAAAAGGATCATTCCTATAACCATCCACAATGATACCTTATATATAATAGGAATGTATTTCACGGGCTCTACTATTCTTATTTTCTCATATTCTTCCTTCCAATAATAAGCTTCCCGGAGAGCAGAATCAAGCCGTATCTCAATAATGCTAGTCTTTTGGTCTAACCGAAGCATCAAAGAGGGAGGATCATACCAAGCCTTTGCAAGGGCATATTCAGTTTCGGCTCTAGCCGTATCAGGTATATAGTTATCAACAGGAGGGCATGGTATAATCACGGAATCAATTACCGTTTCTCCGGGAAGGGTAATATATACGGTTGTGTCTTTGAATACAATGGAATCCCTTGTAATGACTGTGACAACCGTATCTGCAACGGATGGATATTTCATTAAGCACCGCTTTTGAGTGGCGCAGGAAGAAATAAGGATAGCGAATAATATGATACCAGCTATTTTCAAGCTTTTGGATTAAACCACTTCTCTATTGTGTCAAGAACTCCTTTTATGATCGGGATATCAAATACTCCGTTTGAAGCCAACCCAGCACCGAAGCCGTGAATGACGGCTAGTAATATCGGAAACTGCGCAGCATATCCGAAGTTAAGAAGATCCGATCCGACAACAAGGATAATAGCAACAATCCATGCGACTAATTGCTTGACAAAATTCTTAGTTACTTTTAAAACCCCGTTAAGGAAGGCAGCAAGAAAAGCTGTCAGCAGGGATATAGCACCAAAAGATAAAAACCACTTCTCTGGATTCATTATAATATCTCCCCAACTATCAGGGGGAGCGGGAAGCTCCTGCGCAAAAATAACAGCAGAGCCAAGAATCAGCATAAAGAACAAAATCATTTTTTTCATCGTGTACGTTTTTTAATGTAAATTATAGAATCAGCATCCTGAACAAATGTAAAATATCTATGCCCCTCTCCGGTAACAGCGTGACCTTTGCTAGTCCAAGTTATCATCATATCTTTATAATATGAACTGTCACGCCATACCGTGCTTAGTCCGGGGTACATAGGCGACCAAGACAAAGAGGAATCAGCTATTGCTTTATCAAGGTCATCCATAGATTTAGCAACAATCCTGTCGGCAATATTATAAAGCTCCCTTACTTGAGGGGAAGCCTCCCAAGCCAACATATTAGGATCAATAGTAAAAGTGGGACGTATCGTATCAACTAGCAACACCTGAAAGATCACCTTGTTGAAATTCTTTGATGCATCCTCCGCTCGTATCTCAACCGAAATAGTTTTATTCCCTGCATTTATCATATAACCGGGAGCTGGTGTCTGAATGACTTGTGAAATTTCGCAGTTGTCAGAGGCAACTACACGCAACCTATAATCAGGGAGGGGAGCAGAACAATCAGCCCCGGCATATATGACCTGAGGTGGTATTTGACTGAATACGCAAGTACAACTTGCAAAAAACAGAGGGAAAAGAAAAAACAGCAATTTCTTCATAATGTTATGGATTAAAGTAAACAATCTTTTGGTCAGGTTTTGTAGTGGCATCCCGCACGTCCAAATGCACCCAATCAACGTTCTTTTCGAGCCTGATAGGAAATGGTAAATCTGTTTCATGTTTCCCTAGCCATAGTCTAACTTCGGTTGGCGTCATCCCTTTTACGTCGAAGTCGGCTCCCTGCCCTGTCATGTGAGGCGAAACATAAAGCCTCTTTTCTTCAATAGCTTTTTTTACCAACTCACATTTAATACATCTGAAGCCACGTTCATCCAAACTCCCTCCTATCTGCCAACTGTTAACAAAGATAGGCTTATTCAATGATTCACGCAACCAATCTAATGTCTTTAACAATCGTGGATCAAAGAATTGCCAAGTAACCTTCCCGAATTTCTTAAATATGTGAGGACAGGCAAGTTCCTGCAAATCGAAATATTCAGGAATGTAAATCATATCTTATTGACAAGTTTTTCAACAATTTTATCTATTGCTCCAAAGTCATAAAGAACGTTAATTGTCAAGATGACTAAAAGCAACCCAAGCAACAAAAGATACCACTTATTTTTCATCCAAACGAACTTATTTTTGAATTCGTGAAATTCATCGACGGCTTTTTCTAATTTGAGTGAATCATTTTTAAGTTTAGCAATACTACCATTTTGTAATTTTAAATGTTCATTAATTTCTGTGAGAGTATGATTGACCTCCCGGAATTGAGCATTAATCCCCTTTTGTCGGAGTTCGTTTTTTTCTTCAACCAGCTCGAAACATTTTTCAAGGTACTTTCTATAATCACGGCTGTCGGTCATTATTTAATCAATATTACCAAAAGGACTGTTGTTATGTATTTCATAGCATTGTTATATTGCCTCAGTAGATAATTTTACCCATGCAGTTCCATCCCAGAGTTCTATTTGATTTGAAAATTGATTCCAACCAATAGTACCTTCTACTGGATCAGTA